CCGATCTATTTGTTATTGAATTCTTTTGCTAGGCCTCGGCCAAAGTTTTATTTCATAACAGTTTAACCTCAAGGAAGCGTTAAAATTCACCATGATCGCCAAGGTTCTGGCATTTATTGCTTGGTGCACTAAAGGCACCAACTTGCTGACTCTGATTATGGCCCTGTATATCGTTAACCAGTGGTTGCAGCCCGTGATGGCCTCAATGGCCGATAGAATTTTTGAAGTTTATTCAGGGTTGAGGCTGCGATTCAATTTGTTTTGGGACGGTTATAGGCCTGGGAATCCGGGGTGGACTTTTGCTACTAATACACATAGGTTGGCATACCAGGTACATCATGCCTGGGCTAATAACATGTCACCGCCCGAAATTTTGGGTTATTTGGTATGCGCATATTATGCGGCCCATTATGTGGTCATTTTGTGCATGTTTGTTAGAAAGCAATTGGCCTTTTTATATTCCCGGATTCAGAGTGATGTTTTGTTGGACTTTGCCGAAAAGATGCGTCCGGGCTCTATGCTGGAACCGGCTACCAACTCGCCGAAATTCCAGGTAGAGGTGTGGGTTAGGACAGATAAAACTGGCTTTTACAAGTCGGGACAGGCCTTCTGCACCAAATTTGGATTTTTTACAGCGTATCATGTAGTTGAAGATGCAGTTGAAGTGAAATTAGTCAACCGTGTGGATTCTCAGACATACGAGTTGATAATTCCTGCGTCACGCTTCCAGCAAGTCGAAAGTGATGTGGCCCTGTTGACAGTAACGAGCAATGAAATTGGCGTTCTGCAAACTCCGCAGTGTAAATTGATGGATTTGGGCTTAATGGCTAGGTCAGGACTCTTTGTTAGAGTGCAGGCGTATGGTAGTCAGACGATGGGTTTGCTTGAGCCATCTGAGGCCTTTGGTTTGTGTTCCTATAAGGGGTCAACCATAAAGGGCTTCAGTGGTTCGCCGTATTATTGTGGAAATAATGTGTTTGGCATGCACATAGGCGGATCATCCGAGAATTTGGGATTTGAAGCTGCTTACTTGTATATGCTGGGTAAAAGAAACAGTGAGGACACTGAAGACTATCTGCTAAAAGAATTGGAAAGAGATGAAGATTTTGTATGGCAGAGAAGTCCTTACGACCCAGATGAAGCTCGAGTAAAATTGGGTGGAAAGTATTACAATGTTGACATGTCAACCATTAAGAAAATGGAAAAGATGAAAACCGGTAGAAGAGCACCCGTTTATGATCCTGATTATGAAGAAGAGGGTTTATCGGAGGCGTCAGATGCGGAAACAGAAGATTCGTTGCCCTTGGCGCCAAGAGGGGGATTGCAGTATGATGATTCAAAAAACTTGATTGCCCCCCAGCAGAGCAGTGCTCCTGCTGGGGTGAGTGGCACTCCTACTACACCCCAAGACACTGTACCCCAAAGCGCTTTGAAAGCCCTCAACGGAATAACTTTAGAATCCCGGAAACGTTTGGCAAAATCAATTTTGGATGGCCGGGAGTTGACGCCTGCTCTGCTAAGAGATCTTTCAATCTCCACGTCCGTATCTTCGAAGAGCAAAAGGAGAAGTGCGTACCGCCAGAAGAAGAAGAATTAGATTTGGCGTTGGCGGCTGCCTTAAAATCGTACGGAGCGTGGAAAACGGACATGGCTATGACTAAGGACATGAGTAGATATTGGAGGGAGGAATTCGACAAGGCGATGCTTGAGATTGATATGGATAGCTCGCCTGGCCTGTGCCAGTTCGCACAGTATGGACCAACAAATGCAGCTGTATTTAAATATAAGGATGGTGTATGGTGTAAGGACCGAGAAAAGGAAGTTAGAGATGTGGTCTTTTTCCGTATGCAACAGCTGCTACGAGGAGAATTGGTGGCCGACGATATAAAAATGTTTGTTAAGCCTGAACCTCATAAACCCGAGAAGATGGCCCAGGGCAGATTCAGATTAATATCAGCAGTTTCGCTGGTTGATGCCCTGGTTGATAGAATCCTGTTTGGGTGGTTGAGTAGAAAGGCTTTGACGGTGGTTGGCAAAACACCATGCCTCACTGGCTGGTCTCCCGTTCATGGGGGATGGAAGTATATTGAACATCGTTTTTCAGGTAAGCCAGTTGTTTGTTTGGACAAGTCTAGTTGGGATTGGACGGTGCAGGAATGGTTGATAACAGCGTGGTTCGAGTTCCTGAAGGGTCTAGCGTTGGGCGCTGATTCCTGGTGGGTTGAGTTAGTTTCAGCCAGGTTTCAGATGCTGTTTGAACGCCCCATATACCAATTTGCTGATGGAACACGCGTACAGCAGAAATATGTGGGTATAATGAAATCCGGATGCTTTTTGACCCTTATTTTGAATTCCGTCGGCCAGTCTATGTTGCATTACGTGGCCTCCCTTAGGATAGGACGCAACCCTATTCGAAATCAACCCATTTCGGTGGGTGATGATACAACCCAGGAATCCTTTCCGGAGCTGGAGGAATACATCAATCAGATTTCGAGATTGGGAGCAAAAGTAAAAGGCTTTAAAGTGCGTCACTGGGTTGAGTTCATTGGATTCGCCTGGATTAAGGGAGTTTGCGTCCCGGCCTATTGGCAGAAGCATCTTTTTAAGTTGCAGTATTCACATTTGGAGGATGTCTTGCAATCTTACCAGATTTTGTATGCTAATGAGCCGGTGATGTTTGAGTTGTTGAGAAGATTGGCCAAGGAGGTTAATCCCGAGCTGGTGATGAGCAGCTATGAAGCCAAGGCAATCATGAATTATTAGTAATGGTTCCTTTCTGGTTGCCCAGCCCAGTTTGATGAGACCCGTTTAAGATCGCAATGCCTGCGCGTCGTCAATGAGTCTGAGAAG